GTAAATATTTTTATTTGTTTTGCTATGGGTTACTTCATAAATGTTTAATCCAAATATTTCACCGATTGGATAACAATCTTCTGAAACTATAACTTTATCTCTTGGTTTAACAACCTCGTCGAATGTATCATTAATAAGTTTTTCACTTAATACCTTATATGATCCTGGAGATAATTTATTATTTTCTAATACAAACCATTCTGTTTGTTCAGACATAAAATCAAGCGGATCAATATTAAGTGATTTTTTTATTTCTTTATCGCTGACACCAAACTTTTCTTTTAGTAAGAATAGCGCTGCAGCGTAAGAAGCTATTTTAGACCCGCCGCCAGGCACCTTTGCCATAATTTTTTTGATATTAAATACCAGCCTATGAAAAGGTGTATAATAATTTTTATACGTGTCTCTATTATCCATAGTATTAAGATCAAATGTTTTTAATTTTTTACCGTCTTTATCGATGATGCCTTTTTTGTAGGCTTCGGTATCTTCAAAACTTGTAGTAAGAAGCCTTAAGAATCTAAACGTATAGACAAGATCACCAGCTCGTTTGACCAATCCCATTATATTTTCCTTAATTTGTCTACTACATTCTGATCCATTGTTATATCAGTATACTGATCATTTTTAATATAATTTAAGAAGATAAGAAACGGTTTTAAAGCCGACCAATATCTATCTTCTATTTGATACTCTAACATTCTCAATGTCGGTTGCACATCAAATACATTAAACAATACTATAAGATGATTAAGTATTAGTCTTTCAGGCACACTACCATTATTAGTATAACGAAAAAATAAACGTTTAAGATACATAAATCTTTTCATGTCATTATAAAATTCTTCAGCATCTATACAATTAGGTTTATAATATTGCTGCATTGCATAAAGCATAAAGTTATCTTCTGACAACTTATCAAATAATTTCATAACACACCTAATTAGTTTTGATATACTAAATTATATATAAACTATTTACTAAGTACTGTTTTCATTGCTTGTACTAAAGACTTTTTAGACTTTCTACGGTCAAGCTCAACACCATTTTCACGCCCGAGCTCTTCTAGCTCTACCTTTGACATAGAGCCTAAGAGATCGTTTATACCAGCTTCAATTTTACCTTCAGTAATAATATGCTGTATTGCTGCTTCTGCCTCAGCTGCTTCTGCTGTAGGAAGAGAAGTCTCTGGAACTTTAGCGACTCCGTTATACTCGTTCATTTGAGCTTGAGTAAACCTAGAAGATTTATATAATTCTCTTGTTTTAGGATCTACCCAACCCTTATTCATATCTGGTACTGCATGCGCGCACCACGCTGGAGGTTTAATTGCCATAATATTATGCCTTTGTTGCTGATGGAATAACTTTACTGTCGCCTGCCTTATTGTCGTTGGTTCTAGCTTTTTTACTGGGTCCAGCATTAGCTGCCTTTTTAACATCATCGCCTGAAGCTTCAGGATTATCTTTAACATCCTTTGGTGTATTCAACATATCCTGAGCACCTTTAGATGATTTAGATGCATCATTAGGTTCTTGTGCGGCTGCAGCACTTTTGTAATGCTCTCCACGCTTTTCCATGATCCGCGTATATACTGGCCATACAGTTGATTCAACTGCAGAAACCTCGTTATCACCCATTTTAGCTTTCTTGGTTTCTTTTTTAGGATTAACTACTACTTCGTCCTCTTCGTTCTTAGCCGCCTTAGGAATATCAAAAGGAGCTTTCTTCAAAGTAACAGCTTTCTTACCCTTCTCGGACGAGGCTGAAGCCTTTGCTAACTTTTTAGCAAGCGCCATGTTTTTGCTCTCTTCAACACTTGCTTCTTTTACGTCATCAGCAATTGCTTGTTTTCGATCTACGCCTTGAGTAGCTTTATATTTTGGGTTCACAACTGGCGGTTTATTTTGTGCAACTGATTTCTTAATCCGATCTCTAGTTGCCTTAGATACCATACTTGAATAACCTTCATCAGTACCTTCTTTTTGATCTGCAATTGCCTTAGCCGTATCTTTTTTCATAGTAACAGGATATTTTTTACCTGCAAAATTAAAATGTGATTTACCAGCTTTATGTGCTCCAGCTGCAGCGCCGTGGAACGCTGTCCGCTCTGCTGCTTGAATAGTTTCTGGGATCTCAAATTCGTTGAGTTTATTTTCTGCGACCTGTTGCAATGCGGCCGCCATTTTACTAATTGATTCTTGATTCATTTTATTTCCTTACATCCAAATTTGGGCTGCGATTGCACTGGCGCCAACAGCAATGGCAATCCAGAATAATTTATTGATGACGTTAACGGTATGAGCGTTTTCATCACATTTTTTTTCGATGATATCAAGTTTTTCCGAGAACTTGTTCATTCTAGTCCAGGAGTCATCTCTATATTTATTGTATGAATCCATCTTTTCTTCAAATCTTGCAAGTGTGACTAATGCGTCGGCCATTTTGTCCATCTTATCTTCGATCCGGTCGAGTCGGGCTTCCCAGTTAACTTCTACCATCAATAGTTTCCATTTAATTTTATTAGTGTTATTTATAATATAAATTATTTACGAACCAATATCAAGTCAAAAATAGCTCCGCCAGCAGCTGTAGCACCGGCTGTGGCTCTTACTTCAATATCAGTTTTTTCTTTAAACATCAAAGGGATAGGATAGTCATAAGTTATAGGACTAGCAAAGGATCCAAATTGACCTTTTAAATTAAACACCCCATTATCTACATCTCGTGAAAAAAGCTTAAAAACAATTTCTTGGCTTTTTTCTATGCTACCTTGAAACTTAACTAGGTAACCAGTAGTTCTTCTCGGTATAGTGTATAAAGCCATTAATGTTTGACCTTTATCGGCTAGTATAGTAGCTCTAACAGATCCGTCAACTGTAACAGTAATATTACTAGAGTTAACGTCTTCAGACGGATGAGACTCTAATCTGGCTCTAAACACTCTGATAAAATTAGCTGTAGTTGTCCCCCCTAATGTGACACTCTCAGTTACCGCGTCATAATTTTCATCAAGCCCTTGAACACTTACAACAGCTCCTGTATCTCCAGCTTGACCTGTAACTGTAGCTGGTCCTGCAGTTTCTATATAGCTATACAGTCCTCCAGCATCATGAACCGTCTGTATACTGTTGCTTAAACTAGCATTATATCCAAACTTATTAATATGAGAGGTATTGATAACCAACCCACTAGCAATTTGTATACCTAGGTGTTCAAGATATTGACTAACGGCCATTTAACAATTCCAGCGCCTACGTGCTGCTTTACCTCTTTCACCAGTCCAACTTTTTGATCTTGCACAAAACGACTTTCTTCGTCCGGCCGCTTTAGATCCTTTTTTTAGTTTACTGGGTTTAGTTGTAACAGCTGTTTGTAGTTTACTACCTGGATTCGCCCGTTTAAACGCATCGACGCCCTTCTGAGTCATACCGGCACCCTTGTCGGCCGAACGAAAGTGTCCTTTAGAATCTTTTTCTAAAAATGTTTTAAACTTATCCACCGAACTCGTGCCCCGCCACTCTACGCATTTGCTTGTTAAATTCAGATTGTGATGGCTTAGATTTATATAGTTTAATAGAAATCTCAGGGCGTTCTTTACCTTTGATTCTCCAGTTATGGCCTTTTTCTTTATGATCAGCGCTAGTAGTTTTAACAACACGACGTTTGTATCCGGCCTCCCAGGACTCAGACTTTTTTTCTACCATAAACTGCTTAAAACTAATCATTTGTTTTCTCTTTATTCATCATTTTACGCAGCTTGAGAAGCTTCTCTTTATCGCTGTCTGATACCTTTGCTACTTTAGTTGTAGCTTCTGATTTCATAGCATTTTTTACATGCCGCAGTTTTTGTTGATACTTAGCAATCTCTTGGTCAATAGATGGATTATTTGCACCTTTTAATTTTTTAGTTTGAAGATCGCCGATTTGTCTGCTAAAACTAGCATGCTTATCTTTTAATTTATCTGCAGGATGTTTAAGATAAGGATTCATGTCTTCTTCAACTGCCTCACCATAAGGTTTTCCAGTAACTGCTTTGCGAAACTGCTTGGCTCTCACGTTTGTAGCCATGTCCATACCTTTTTCGCGGCGGCGAATAACATCTTTTTCTTTTGAGATGTCTTTATTGCCTCTTACAATCTTTGCAGTTGCAGAGTTACGTGCGCGATCACTTTGTGCTTTAGCTTTATTATGATACCTATCCATTGCTGCTGGAGTATCTAATACTTCATCAACTGATTCTTTTTTTCTTTTTATTCCTACAGCGTGTATAGCACCCTTTAAACGGTTATTTGCTTTTCTTGTACCGCTGAAAGCATCATCACCCTTTGTTTTATCTAAATAAGATTGAGCGGTTTTTTTAGAAATTTCATTAACTTCTTCTTTAGCTGGGACCTTTGCTTTACCTGTAAGCTTATCAACAGCCATGTCTGTACCTTTTTGGCGTTTAAGAAATTGAGAAATACCTTTTTTACGTTGCTTTTCATAACCTTTTTTGACATCAGCTGAAGCACCGGCTTGACCCATTCCACCAGTTCCAGTACGATCTCCTGCATGCGCAGCAGAAGCTGGTACTTTTTTCAAATATCTACCAACCATTCCTTTTGAAATTTCATCTACTTGTTCTACTTCTTCTTTCATATCTTTAACTTTACCATTCTTTAAATGGCGCTTAATAGTTTTACCAGCTTTTGTTTGCATAGTTACAATATGACCACCAGCTGGGTGAGGCTTACTATTGATGATTTTCATTTTGTCACGCTGCCCGGCATAAGTATTAGCTTCATTTTTCTTTTGAGCTGCAATATATTCTTTTCTGCTGCACCAATTTTCTCCGGCCATATCATAAGCATCGTACATGCAGCTTTCGTTTGTGGGCTTACCATACGTATCACCGCATGATTTACATACTTTTTCTTTCATAGAATAAGATTCATTCTTTGGAACACAATTAGGTACCATTTTGTTTCCCTTTTTCTTCATTCCAACTTGCTTATGGCTATCCCAACAAGCTTCGTCTGTTTTTTTCTTAAAGGTTTCAAGACCTTTTTTACCACCAGCAGCCATTCTGTCAGCTTTATTAGCCTGAGTAGTTGCAATGCGCTTCATACCGCCTTCACTCTTAACTACTTCTTTATCTACAGGAACCATACGAATTTTAGGTTTTCCATCAGGTCCTACATATTTTTCAGGTTTTCTGTCTGCTGATTTTGTCATTTTAGCCTCTTACTTTCGCTGCCAGATCTTTGTCTGCTTTTCCCCATGTACCAGATGATTTGGTAACAAATGAATTTACTCTTGCATGTCCCCATTGTGATGGAGTAGTACCCGGCCGATGGCCGGTTTTCCATGCGGCTACACCTCTATTATAAACTTGACGAAGAACACCTAATGGCATGCCAGTTTTTTCTGCTTTTTTCTTAAGAGAAGCCGTAGCATCTTCTGCAATATACGCTTTAAAATTAATCATCGCCATACATCTTTCTATATTTTATGGTGTGTTTAGATAATCTTGTTTTTGCTTTTGCATCACCAGGCGCAGGCTTATATGCCTTTGGATCACTATCAGACATTTTTGCCTGTTTTTTAAACTGCCTATCTCTTGCAATCTTCTGTGCTTTCTTTAGACCTCTATGATAATTAGCCGGCTGGGAACCCGGCCTATCTTTAATGTCACTATCCTGTGCTTCTGTTGTTTCACCTGGAGTTATTTTCTTAGCTTTTCTGGTTGATTCAGGCGTGCCCCAATCAGGCTTATCTGCATACATTGATGCTTCATTAAGAGACTCTCTAACAATACCATCATTATCTTCATTAGGAAGATTAGCAACATCCCATTCTACTTTTTGATTAGGGTCTATTTTAGACACATCGTCAAGCCAGCATCTCCACGTTTCACCTTTTGATTCTACTATAAGATAATTCGTACCAAGGTATTTTATATTGCCTACAATACCCTTTTTAGTTAGTACAACTTTTTCACCTTCTTCAAAAATATTATCTCTAAGGTAAGCTTCACGTAAATCAGAGACGGGCTCTAATTGAATATGATTTTTAAATTGTTTTTCTTCTTTTAGTCCTAGCCCAGACCTTACATCATTAAATAATCGTTTTGCGTTTGAATTTGACATATTGGATGGAAGGCTTCTGGCAAACCCAGTAAAATCATTGGCTACGGCATATCCCCTCTGTTTAGTTCCGGAAGCGCCTTCTGCTCCATCAGCATCGGGGTCTCTTTCACCTGCAGATATAATTTTTATGCCGCCTTCAAAATTATAAAATCCATGATCACCTTTTTTTCCATTATATTTATTTAAACGCACATCATATTGGGTAACGCGATCTGATCCTGCAACCATAACTACCTTCTTATAACCTTGATCATATAAAAATGATAAAGCATGAAAAGGTGTTTTAATTTTATTATTTAAAATAATAGACCGTGCGTGCTTCGGAAACATTTTTCTAATATGTTTTACTTTATCTTTATATTGCAACGGATTTTTTTTCTTGTCATTAGATTGTGACAAGAATATTCTATATGGAAATCTCCGTGCTTTTTTAGATAAAGTATCTAGTAACTTACCATGACCAATAGTAGGTGGATTCATTCTACCAAAGGTAAAATAAACTACATTTTCTTCTTCAACAAGAAACTGACTAAAACGATTTATCATATTACCCGCGTTTTCTACCTAATTCTGTTTGACGTATTTTAGGAAGCATTTTTTTGGCCAACCTAGTTATTCTAGGAGCCATTTTATCTAAACGCTTTTCGATCTCTTGTTTCCGTGCCGGAGTAAGATCTGCCTTTGAAATACCCTTAGTAAGCTTTTTAGCTATAGCATTACGAGCAGCCTTACGGGATCTTTTAGCAAGAACCTTAGGGTTAGCAACTTTAGCTGCTGCCTTTTTACGGCCGACTGCTAATCTAGCCTGATACTTTTTCATTGATCGCGCCTTAGCTCTTCGCTGGGTCATAGTAAGAGCCTCATCAGTAGGCTCTACTGCTTCGGCGTTATTTCCGGTAGGCGTATACTGTTTACGTTTTTTAGCTGCATGCTTAATCAGGTCATCTTCACCTGGCATGTAATCAACAGCCATAAAGTCTTTAAAATTTAAATTCTTTGCCATTTAGTTCCTCGTTGGCTTATCCCATCCCTTTAATATATCTGGTGAAAAATTATTGTATGAAAATTCCATACGATCAATAATTTTTACCGCATCACCACCAATTTTATCAATTGCTACATAACCTTCTTCACCGGTTACTTTATAACCGTTACGAGTTTTAACGAAAGTATTGATTTTACTCAATTTATTAAGGTTATTTATAAGTTTTAATTTTGCTAAAACTATAACCTTTTGTAAGTCAAACATATACTTTAGGCTATCTTTATTACCTTGTGAGAAAAAACTAAGTATTTCATTTAATTTTTTCTGCTGTGCCGTCTTACCTTTTTCACTTTTACGTTTATCTATTTCTTTTTGATATTTCTGACTAATCCACGTGATAAGGGCGGTGACATGTCTGTTGGTATCTCCAATGATCTGCCCTTGTCTGACATAGGAGTTGTTGAATTGCTCCACGAGCCTAGCAAGCTCTGTATTGGATTCCAGTTGTCGTAGAGTTGATCCGGCGATTTTGTTGAATATAAACCCAGCTTGCGAAAGATAGTCGCTAACAATTTCAGTATCCTTTTTGCTCATAGTAACATTAGTTAAGTCTCTTAACATTGCATCCTGAGACCATACAGTTTTAACTGATTTTAGTTTCGAAACATCGACGCCATAAGAAGCTTTCATAGACTCAAAAGTATTACCCTTATAGGTTGTATGCCAGACAATACCAATCTTTGCAGACTTAACTGCATCAGCACCTGCTGATTTACTTGGTAATGCATAAACAATAGTATTCGGATGAAATGTTACATAAGATTCACTTTTTATCTTTTTCGTCTTGACGTCTCCGGGGCCAAATAAAAAGTCTCCTTGTATTACACCTTTAATCCCTAAGGCTGGAAGGTGCTTAAGAGCCAGCTTAAGTTTAACTGCAAGATCACCAGAAGTGTCAGCGTCCACGTCAGCATCAGACTTATATACCTTAGGATTTTTATTGAAAATTCCCTTCTTAGCAACAAAGAAATTGCCATCGCGGGGATCAGTGCCAGCAAAGATGGCAGGTGCCCCGTCCCACTTAACACTGACAGATCCATCATGCACTCCTCTTAACATATCTCTCAATTCGCGTAAAGCCAGAATAGCTTGCCTTGTACCCTTAACGCCGCCATAGATAACTTTATCTTCTATGTGCGTCATATGAGTATTTTTATTTTCTTTTATATATGATGTAAAATTTTCCATTATTTTTAACCAATTTTTATTTTAGGTTTAATTGTCCCTTGAGTAATAACATCTAAGTAGACATCACTTAATTTTGGCTTACCGACCATTACTACTTCTCCTATTTGAGAAGCCGGTGTTTTATTGACCATTAAGATAAGTGGATTTTTAGCCAGATAGCCATGCGCTGCTTTTACATAAGGTGCTTCTACGTCTTTTTTCCACATAGGTGCCAGCTCATTGTCGCTTAAAATAGCTTTTATCTGGCTACCTGACACCCCGGCCTTTTCAGTTGCCAGCTTTTTAATTTCAGGTTTCATGTCGCGTAATCTAAGACCAGCGGAAACCATTTTATCGATAGGAACAGTACCGCCTAATTTAAAGTTCTTAAAAAAGCCTTGACTTATATCACCAGCCTTTACTTCGTAAGGTTTATTACCAATCACAATATCAGCGCCGGCAGATGCCCCACCACCTAGATGCGCGTCGTCTAATATAAAATATAGTGTAGCCTCTCCTGGACCAACACCTTTTAGATTATAGCTGTGCAGAGTTTTAAACTTATTTAAATTTTCTTTTTTTAACATGCCTATAACACTGTTTAGCTTGCTAATGGTAGGTGTGCCCTTTAAGGTTTTATCCAAGTCAAACTTAGGAAAGAAATGCATGCGGAACAAATATTGTATTTCAGCCTTATGCTTTAAATTAGTAAAATCATTAGGTGTTAAATTAAACGATGTTATCTTCTGCGCGCGTTTTAAAAAATCAGTATCTAAATCTGCTACACTAACCATAGACATCTCCTGTAATGTATAATAATTTTTAAAGCGCCGCATAGTAGCTCCTATTATTTTGGTACTATTTATACAATAAAAAAAGAGGCCTAAGCCTCTTTAATTAAATTACATGCGATCTATGTACAACTTATCCTTCTTTTTTACAACTTTATACTCATATTGGTTATAACCAGAGTCTATAAGATCTTGATTAAGATTGCTTACCCACTTTTCATATTCATCAACACGATCACCAGGTTCAAGAACCCCCAACAATGAGGGGTTCTTTTCATCATTTATAATTTTCATGCTGCTGTTGCAAACTCCACCGCCTTGTTAGCGGCGTTAATCTTACGCCCTTGATTGTAACCAAACCACTGGTTATTCAACCGACTCTCTGAGCTACGACCTTGAATGTGGTCAGTCATATATGTAACAGAGTTAAATGCCTGCCACCAAGTTCCTTGACCGAACTCTGCACCAGGCTGAGTCTCAAGATTAGAAGCTGCTAGTTGAGCTGTGCGTGAGAGTTCCTCAAACGCCGACACAGTACGCTGCTCACGGTGTGGGAATACTTCATTGTAATACTGCATTAAAGATTCAGTATTAAAGCGACGAGTTGACAAGAATTCCGCCATCTCTTTGTACTGAGCAAACTTTTCAGAAGCAAGGCCCATTTGCTCTTTAACCATATCAGCATCGAATGTAGAGCGATGGCCAACTTTTACAAAGTTTTTAGACTTTGAGTTTAGAGAAAATGTGAGCGTGTTATTGCATACAACACGAATGGGAGTAAAGCGAATATCAACAGCTTTACCATATTGGTGAGGATTGCTAAACAGTAAATAGGAGTCAACTTGGTCTTCGCCGAGAATAGTGAAAGACTCTTTGACTTTTGCGAGAGCGAATACATTTTTTCCATCCTTTAAAGATCCTGCTACATTCATTTCCATATCACCGGCCATTACGAAATCTGAGAAGAATTCGAAAGCTTGTGTATTTTGTACTGGATTCCAGTCGTCACCGACCATATCTAAAACTGAACCGTCAGAAGAACGAACCAAAGCTTTTTTACCAGGAATTTTTACACCTGATACTGTTTGTACTTCTTCTTTTTCAACTGTCCAATCAAGGCCAGCTTTTACCATAATCTGTTCGGGCGTCATATCGTTCCGAACTTCAACACCAAGACCGTGCCAAGGTACATCGCCAACATATGCGAGTTGAGCTTGACCGTTAATCATTTCTACTTCATGTGCCATTATATAATCTCCATCATTTTATAAGTATATTCTACACTATTACAAATCGTTTGTACACAGTTAATTTAGCATTTAGCTAACTTTTTTTAGTTAATTTCCATCCGCCTATTTCGGTTTCTTCCCAGATAATTGTATCGCCCACAGATAAATCTAATTTATCCATAATTTCATCTGGGATCTCAAGCCCTAGTTCGCCGTCACCAGTATCTACAATAGGCACATTCCAAATTTTATTCATTATATTTCCTTTTTTTCATTTTGTTAGCACTAACATTTTATACATAGGTTTATTCAACATAGGAGTCTGCTACATGTGTTCACCTTTCGTGCGAAAAGAAGCTAATCGTTTAAACTGGTTGGTAAAAGGCCATCTCATTAATATTAATGAAAGTGATAAGACAGTCGAAAGGATTTATAATAGCTACATAGAAAGATTATGGAACAACACCGAAAGAAGTGAATACGGACTAATTGGATTTGAGGCAGCCTATAAAAGGCGAGAAGCTGAAATTTATTCTTCTACGGCGTAACTGCTATCAGTGCTGCTTTGAGTAATTACTGAACTAAATTCAGCTGCAGCCCACGTCATAACTAAAATGCCTACAAGTCCGATAGCTACCCATTTCATTTTCATATCATCGACAATCATTTTGATACCGATCATTTCATTTCCTAAAACACGAAATTGCAATTCCATTTTACCTTCTGGCGTATCTTCGTCTCTAATTGCATGAGGTGCTTTAACTTTAACTTTTTCTTCTTCGGCCATTATTGTCTCCTAGTTGTTTAAAGGATTATTGAGAGCTTCTTGTAACGTCTCTCTTATGTCGTCGTCTAGTTTATCCATTTTAGCGTCAAGGTCTTTGATGGTCTCTTTCATTACATTACGTACATCTTTTTCAGATGCTCTTACCGTAGCTTCCACCTCTCGAATAGAAGAGGTTACATCTTTACTTTGTTCATTTAAATCTTTGCGAACTCCAGCAAGTGTTGATTCGATAGATGCCTGAGTATCTTTCATTCTATTCTCAGCATCATCAACCTTATCTTCCATTCTTTCAATATTTTCTTCGAGCTTAAAGATATCATCTTTTAAGCCGGACTTAATATCTCTTGTATAGTCTATGGCTTCATCAAGCTTGGTTTCGATAACATCATTACGGGCGGCAATAGCATCAGTATCGATATTCTGAATAATCTCTTTCATATCCATATAATCTTTGTAGATTTCAAACCCGCCCCAAGCTGCACCGCCAAGCGTCGACAGTGCAGTAAGAACCGCGGCCATCTTACCACCAGAAAACTTTAATCCACCAAATTCTACTTCAGCCATTTTTAATCCTCAAACTGCAACTGTCTTAACTGTTGTAATTCTCTTTCAAGCTTCATTACTTCAAGTTGCTTCTTTCTTAGCTCTAAATCATATAGCCTATTACAATCAATTCTTGTCTTAGCTCTCTTACCTAACGGTATCATTATTCTAGCATACACGCCTACGTCTGTACCACCATTAATATAGTTGTTGAGCTGATCATAGTCACCTTTGTCTATTAGTCCAGTAACCCCAACTTCTAAATTAGTTGCAGACCCAATTGCATTAGAGCAATCTAATTCACCAGCACGAAATTTATCGGACTGGTAGTTACCAGGTACGCCAGGCAATTGTAGGTTTAACGAACTCGATTCAGCGTTTAATGCTGACCCTATAACGATAAACAATAATATTAAGAGTCTCATATTTCATCTCACTTAATTCTCGAACAGATTTTAGACTTTACTCCTGACGATGACACGTCTTCCTTTAATTGTTTAGACGTAGTACAGATATATTCAGCTCTTTTTATATCCTGATCTCGTATATAAATTTCAAATGATTTATGTGAGAGATACTCAAGTTTTAATAAACGCTGCTGTGTTGCAAAAGGAACTAGATTCCATTCTTTATCAAATACGTTTATTTCATAATATTTTACGTCATTTCTCCTATTCCACATTTTCATGTCCGTAACAGATACACCTTCAATATAAGATGATCTGAGTTTAGGATATGTAGGTGTTAACTCATGAGCTGTAACGCTTGTTGCAATTACAGCCGCAAACACATAATAAAGCTTTTTCATTAGTCAGCAATACACTCCGCGACTATGTTAGCTACATATTCACCACCCGGTAAAGATTTGTCTTGTCCATACACTGCTTCTGATTCTACAGTAAACCAAGTAGAGCCTGCTACTGTAAGATCATATTCAGTATGATTATCATATTCTACCTTTGCAGCTTCATAACCTGACATACCCGCATCAGAAGTAGATGATACGGAAACTTCACCGTCCCAAGCAATTGAATCAGTAAGAGTCGGTGAGCTACTAAATGAGTTCGGCCATGAAATTTTAGCTGTGTAGTAATCAGCAATTGAAACATCGTAGCGGATAATAGGCAAAACACCGCCATCGGCTGCTAGAGTACTCAATTCGTCTGGAGATGGGTTGCCATACACACCAGCTTTATCTGTAAAAATAGAGCACTTAGATGACACATTACCTGTGATAGGTGAATCAACTGCAAAGGCAGATGTGGCAACCATCATAGCCGTCATAAACGTAATAGATTTGAACATTTAATTATTCCTTTATTGTTCTCTATCATATTGCGAGCGTACCATCTTTTTATGATTAGCATCAGAAGCTAAATTTCTCATCGCTCTTGGATTGTCAGGCAAACTCGTATCCTCTAATGTAAGAGTCTCTTCGTATTCACCGCCCGGTATATCTATCATATAGTATGGTTCTATCTTCGGTATAGATGCTAACGCAGCAAAAATCCTTTGTTGGTTGGTATTAACCAAATCTTCTATTGTATTTTCGCCACCTAATTCTTTTTCAAAGTTAGATAACTTTTCTTCTGGCATCTTTGTTTCTTCAACTTCTTGTTCACCTTCTTCGTCGTTTAATGATAAGTTGGCCTGTACCCATTCATCATAAAAAGGATCATCAGGACTTACTTCAAGTTTATTTAAATAATCTAATAAGGCCTGATTAAAGCCTGGGCATGCTGGATCAGCTAATGGAGTTGCAGAGCACATCATGAGTCTATCATCTACTTCAAGTCTATAATTATATGTCACATTAGGGTCAATGACCTGTCCGTCACCTTCTACATCTATAGAACCATCACCAAACCTAGATGCAGACGTGTATGGAAACCTTACATATTTTTGTATTGTTCCCCCTGGATTTCCTTCTATCCAATCATCTCGTTCTTCAAATACGTATCCATTACCGTCTAAGTCTTTATTTCTTACATAAACTGTGGCGCCTGTATTAGGATCCTTTACCATAGTATATCTATATGTTAGCCCATGTATATCCACTTTAATATGAGGTATACTACCATCAGCACCGTCTGGTAAAATACCAGTCATATTCCACGACAACCCCATTGTCGCAGCATTCTGTGTCACTCCGTATGTTATATCAGAGTAACAATAAGAAGAGGAGACCAGCAACGATACCGCTGCCGTAGAAAGTAGATTTCTGGTCATCATCCATATCCTTTAGAGGGTTAAAAGAACCACTATCCTCATCTGGCATTTCTTCTTTATTAGCTTCCCATGCCACCTTTGCCTCAGCGCCAATTAGTCCATCATATGGACAAGGAGTACCAGCATTCATCATCGCATTAAACACTCTTTCATCTTGGCACATAACCGATACTGCTGCCACTTTCATACCCATATCGTATAATACTTTAGCGTTCTTTAATTTCTCACAGTTCATATCTCTTACTGTACTACCTGTTGATATACCAAGTATCTGTGTCTGCACGGCGCCAGAAATACCAACCGTACACGAATCAGAATTAGAAGAATTTATAGATGGAGAAATAGCAGAAGGCGGAGGAGACTCTACCTTTGTTTTTGAATTAGAATCAACTACACTCTCATTATAATTTTCAGTAACGATAGGATCAGAAGCATCTTGAGCACATAAAATGCTTCCGGTTAATAAAAAAATAAAAGTAATAATATTCTTATACATGTTATACACCATTCATTGTCAGCGTATCTATTTATAATTAATCATTTTTTGATACACAAAGCTTGTTGACCGTCAGGAAAGTAACCCGGCCTACCTGATAACTCTGCGCCGAGAGCTTCTCTAGCTTGAAAACATTTTATCATAGAAGTATGTTGACTATGCATCTCTACATAGGGTACTGTATCATAAAGATATACAAATACCAAAACCCACATTACAGACCTTCTTTCTTTTTATCCCATGGCTGAGGGCCTCCATAAGGTTCCCACTCTGCTCCAGCAATTATCAAACATGACATTGGCGGGCCGCTGCCATTTGGAAAAGACAAAACAAAAGCTAACGTGCCAGTATCTTGATTTAAGAATATTTGAGCTTCAGAAGTAAATGTCTTTCCATCTTTAGAAGCAATTGTACCAGTACCGTGAAGCAACAGTGCATTCTTATATTGTATCATTATTCTCATTACTTCAGGCGATGGATCGCAAGGCACGTTTATCTGAATTATGTCAGCGCGTGCTGGTGTACATACAGCAAGCCCTAAGGCCAATAATAATCTCTTCATAGTATATCCTTCTCAATAAAAAAAAGGGGGCTAACCATGGCCCCCGCGCACTTATTGAGTAGTGACCCTGTGTGTATATAGCTTAGAAGCTAAAAGTAGCACCTACTTTTGAGCTTACTGCGTCTTCTGCATCGATATCCCAAGTTGTTTCACCGAACAACTCAACTCCACCGAATACTTCGTAAGTAGCACCAAAGTTAATCTTTGGGTTATCAAGCATTTTGTCTACTTTGAACTCTTCATTGTTATATACTGGCAGATCCATGTCAGCTGTAAGACCTACACCAAACATTGTGTATCCAACTTCTGGTGTTACTTTTACGCCAAAATCTTCTACAGCGTTACCAGCCGCGTCATTGATGGTATATGCTGCTTCTGATTCTACGCCCCAAGTAATACCTGTTGCACCAATCTCGTTTGCTGAGATAGACGTTGCTGTTAATAGTGCTGCTGCTGTGATTGCTGCAAATTTCATTTTCTTTTTCCTAGATTAAGTTAACATTATTAAGCTGCCACGTTTTCTGTTGCTAGGTAAGTGGCCAACCCCCTGTGTTATGCAGCTAGTGCGTAACCAGATGGTGCAAAATTATCGTTTGCATTTGTGTTTTGTAAACTAGAATACATGTCGATCCTATTTCAGCCCCATCAGAAATACACATTATGTACTTGTGGTGGAGCTGTCCGGTACTGCCCCGGAGTCCATACATCCGTTATTAACGCTTACAGGTTATATATTAACATATGTTTTAAATGTTGTACATGCTCCATCACAATCTTTCTTGAGTGTGATATAATTAGCACATAGCCATCTGCATCATATGCAATCCATTTATACTTTTTCTTCAGTATCGTGAATGTAAAGTTGGATGAGGGCATAGTGGAGAACTTTCATTAAATCCTTACGGGCGTCATCACGACTACCCTTCTTCCCATAACGATTTGAATACTTATCAACATTTCCCATACAAAAACCAGTACCGTGACCGCGCTCAATAATTACTTCTGTTGATTGGAATTTATTAGTAGCATAATGTCCATCATATGTAGCATCGATATAAGCTTGAAACTCTTCAATCAGCGCGCCTTCATTAAATTTATAATCAATCATTTATTCGTCCCAAACTCCATCCCATGTATAAAATACGTGTTTATCAATTATTTTACTTATTTCCATTTGATCCGCCCATGACGGATTTACGTAAGTTGCGTGATAAAATGTGGCTCCTTGTGTAGGATCATCTACATTTCCTATCATTACATCTCTAGCAATGACTCTAGCTTGAGCCCACGACTTATTTTCTTTCGGCGTCTGATCTTCAATTAAAAATGTCCAACTAAACTGTTTTGGTTGGTACACTACATCACAAATATTATTAGGCCATTCTGTATGCTTTACGCGATTAATTGTAACGTGCGCAACTCCGATTTGGCCTTCTATAACTTCACCCCGTGCCTCGTGGTAGATATTCATAGCCAAGCAATTGTGGCTTTCAGGATCTACCTCGGGATTCATCATAGTCAGAGTTACTGCTACTGCTGCTAGTCCTGACATGGTTAATAATCCACTTGCTATGTTAATTGTTTTTGACATTGGATATTTATAAACCTAAAACTCGACCTGCGTGCTCTTTTAAACCTTTATAGGGATTCTCAGTTAGAAACTCTGCAATTTGTTCGAAATAAAACGCAGACTTTTCATCACCTTCGAGTTCTAAAACACCGGCACATTCATTCATGAAATCGATAATTTCACCTAGTGCAACGCGGCCATCGCTTCCCATGGCCGCTTTATGTGATTTACCTTTACGCTGCATTAGCGGATTCCTCCATTTTAATTTCAGTCATCCAAATATCATGTTCAACTTCCATATCAGCTTCTATACGCTCAATATTTTGCTGAAGATCATCTACAATGTCAAGCAGTTCAATTAAAACAGTGGCACGGCTATGACCAAAATTATGAGAACGACGAACGATGCTCATCAATTTCTTTCTCATCATTATTGCATCTTGAATATCATTTACCATAATCATTACGCTACTTCCTCCATTTTGTAAATTAAATTAGCTGCTGACATTTCAGGCTTAAATCCGATTGCAACAAAACCATAGTTAGCTACAACTAACACATTACCTTCTACATCAACGATGATATCACCGACTGAAAGTGAAGACATACGTGAGAAACGTGTAATCGCTGACTCGGGGCCAATGTTACCGATTTCAAAGCAATGCTCAGGAGTTTGAGCGCGAATATCAGAAACATGAGTATAAAGGCCATCTGTAAGAGCTTGATCAGCAATACCAGAAATGTTCTTACCGCTAAAATCAAAGTTCATCTCTGTTTTTGCTTCACGCTTAGGATTAGTTTCACCGGCATTGATAGCTTCGATGTCTGCGTCAGAGTATTGAATTTGCCAAACTGTAAAAATCATGTCATTATCTCCTTATGATATAACCATACTACACTATTCCAAATCGTTTGTACACAGTTAATTGCGCTCCAGCCGCAATTTGTTTTCATTTAAAAACAATAACTTATAAATATCGTTAATATGGAGGAATGAAATGATAGATCCGATCACGGCAATTAGTGCTGCGACGGCTGCTTTCAATGGTGTGAAGAAACTCGTGGCTGCTGGTCGTGATATAGAAGATGTTGTTGGTCAATTAGGAAAGTGGTATGGAGCCGCAGCAGATTTAAGTAGAGCTGAACAGCAGAGGAAAAATCCTCCAATGTTTAGCAGATTATTCATGGGTGGTTCAGTCGAAGAAGAGGCGCTGGCCATTATAGTTCAAAAAAAGAAATTAGAAGAGCAAGAGAAAACTTTACAAGAGTTATTAAACCATAGATTTGGTTATGGCACTTGGAAAGAGATGGTAGAATTGCGCCGAAAGATTAAAAAGGAACGTGAAGAAACCATATATAAACAACAAGAGAAACGTCAGGCATTTCAAGAAGGATTACTCTTAATTTTTTTAGTCGTTGCCGGCTTTGCTATTGTAGGCGGTACTACTTTTATGGTAGGTTTGGGGGCCGGATGGTGGTAACTACATCATAAAGGCTTCTAACGATTGCTGTACTACTGGAGGATTTCCTTGCCTTTGTTCCCAGCCAGATTCCCATCCGGATGCATTAGCTAGTGTTGAAGGAATATGATCAAACGTGCCGTTGCCACGTGGGACATAGTTTTGCCCAAATCTGACAAAGTCACACATCACATCTTCTAAATCTTTTGGTTTGCCGCCAGTTCTTTCACGAAGTAAATCCATAAAGTTATCAGCTTTCCAACCACCAGATAGTTTTTTCATACAGCGTACTGCATTATTTCCTAAATATGTGTGTGAATCAACGTCAGCGTGTTCAGGGAAATAGTCAGAACAATCCATAGAAAAAGCCGCATATTGAAAGTTAAATTTTCTATGGCCGTTCGCCGCATTATGTGTATTAAGAAAGTCAACTATTTCTTTATGCCCACGCTTTTCTTTTAAAAAGAAATCAGTAAATCTATTCATAAGACCAGGTAATTCTTTTACCATAAAGTCTACATTAGACGTTCCTTTTTTTGGTGCAGGAGGCTGATTACCTATTGACGTGAACAGTGGTTTACCTGATGCCTTTGTTTGCACTAGGTCTTCTGACATATCTTGAACATCACGGTGTTTTCCCCAATGCTGTACTATATTATTACGATAACCATGATCGTTTTCAAATGATGCACCAGAGCCTGTAATTCTGTGACACATAAAAACATATAACCACGTTTTAGTATCCCACTGAATATTATCATTCGCTGCTGATATTTTTCTTCTATCCTTTTTCTGCCAGCGCCACTTCGGAGTCTTAGAACCAAATCTTAAGTCTTGTAGTACATTTGAAAAGCCAGCAGCATTTCGTGTTTTACAGTCGTAGATATCAATCTTCTGCATCAGAGGATCGTTAACAATTTTATTTGCCTCTGGACCTTCATAATCAAGCTCTCCCCAGTTTACATTATCTTGAAGCCATCCAGCTTTTGGATAATAATAATTGACAAGAACATCGATTGCTTCTTCATTAAGCCACATTCTTAACCCAGCCTCTATAGGAATCAATACTATCAGGAAGATTTTTATTTTGTAGCACTGGCTCTTTGCCTACGTTCCACATTAATATATTCTTGCCTGAATTTTTTGGAATGTATTTCCATACTTTACCATCATAGGTATCTATAGTCGGAAATGGTGGCAAGTTTTCTTTTTTCTCTGTAGCTGTAAATGCCAAAGGCTCTGACACAGCTTTGGCTGTACCCAGTTCCCCTGCCTTCATATTACGAGATACACAAACAGATGTAAACTTGGCATTTGGCCAAGCTATTTGTAATGCGCGAGTAAGAACACCAGTAGATGTTGCAACATATACTTCATCGGGTGGATCAATTGCCATAGCGCTTTTTACAATACCTGCGGTTACCATTTCGTGTTTTAAACCCAATGGAACAAAATAAGCGTCTTTGTTTTTACTGGCCCATTTTTGCGCGATCAAGTTTAAATTAGGCATTGCTGCTATTCTGTAAAATTCTGCAGAAGCTCCTCGCTCAATGCAGCAGGCTTGGTGATCGGAAATGCGTTTGGAGGAAGGCATAAACAGCTTAACATTTTTTCCGTGTCTTTTGGCCACATCAAGTATACTAACACCAGCAAGACCAGTACGAGGCTGAACATATACGATAGTACGGATATGATCAGGGAGAGAAGATATGAGACAATCCCCGCCACGAACCTTACTGCCAGTAATATAATCATCGCGAACAACACGTACACCAGAGTGTTCAGTGACAATAGGTTCTCCATATGGATCCTCCCAATCTTTTGCAAGTTCTAAATAATATTCTTTTGGATCGCCGTATAATGCCGGAATATCTTTATTAATGCCATCAATTACATGATTATTGTGTGCCATTACATGAAACTTTCTAATGTATTTTCTGAAATGCCCCAGTTCATACGACGATAGTACATCGGATTAAGATGGACTGACTGAGGTTTTTCCATTCTTTCTGCAGCATAACGTTCTTCATCCATATCATACCACGCTTGAGGTGCTTTTACTAATTTCATTTCATAAATTTTCATACACCCTTCAATATTCCAAGCTGCTAGCATTCTTTCACCCCTGTCTCCCCAAAATGGTTTGCCTTTATAGTAACCAGTTTTAGGCAGCTTGCGGCCTTCGAATTCAATAGGCCATGGTACGGCATATTCCACTTCAATGCCAAGACTTCTGCCAAAATCAGAATAAGCTTCGACCATTTTATAGATGCTGCTTTCAACCCTGCACAAATGGTGACGCACATCAATATTACCAAGAGATATAGTAACACCTTTATGATGTGGTTTGATATGAGATCTGATATAAGCAAAGTCTTCTTTTATCTGACCAAACAATGTAGTCCCATCTTGTTTGACTACACTACTATTCTTCGGTGCGTATGCACACACGTGGCTATCACCAATCGCTAACCATTCGTGTGGTAAATCACTACCTACAAGAGACTTAGCTTCAGAAAGCTTCTCAGTTATAGCATCACACCATACTTTATCTATAACGTCTTTTCGCTTCTTTAACTGAGCGCCATAGTCGACTGGAGGACCGTCAAGCACTGTTATTGTTTCTGATGCAAGTAAGTTATCAATCCAATCCTTAATAACTTCAGTAAAACCTCCCATAAGATTAATGCTTCCGCCAAAGTTAGCACCAGGCAAAAGATAGACATCTTTATGCTTTCCATTTGTATGGTCAATAGGTACGCCAAGATTTTCTGACCAAGTCCTGGCATAACCATAGCTATGGCTCGATTCTTTCTTTGGTATTTTACTAAAGGTTCCGACTATCATTCTACAAACTCATATGTTATACCTGCTTCGTTGAACAGTATTTCTGAGTGGCCCCAAGATTTTTTCCAATTTTCTTTTATTTCTTGTTTCGGCATAACAACACGCTTAATACCCACTTGAATCACGCCTTTTGCACACTCAGAGCACACAGGCAAACCAGTGACATATATTGTGGATTGATCTAAAGACACGCCGTTATATGTGGCGTTATAGATCAAGTTTTGTTCGGCATGCACGATATATTGGTACTTAAGTTCTCTATCATTTAAACGCGCCCCACCATCAAATATGCCTCGAGGGAATCCATTATATCCTTGCGCTAAAACCTGACCTTTAGATCCTACAGCTACCGCGCCAATTTGCGACGATGGATCTTTAGACCAGGTTCCTACTGTTCTAGCAAGTTCTAAGTAACGAAGATCCCATTTATTACTCATCGCACTAACTCAAAGTGACGCTCATATACATGAAGATTTTGAACCTGCCAGATCATCATACCAGGTTCAATGGCTGTACCATTTCCATTTGAAGTACGTTCAAAGCGTCTGAAATTATAATCGTCACACAATTTTTGTACTACGTGCATTTGCCATGCGTTATCATTCTTATATCCAAAGACCACATCATTAGATCTCATTTGCACAACAGAATGTAGTAGGCCGTCACGAACATAATACGTGACTGCATTAGTACAAATAAAATCATTCTTGCCATTGTCTTTATAGTCTACCCAGATATTAGGGCGGTTGTAGACCATAGTGGCACGTCTACCGTCAGGATGTTCTAAAAGCTCTGTCAGTACATTATCATATTGATTGTGATATGAGTCACTAAAAATAAGTTTGCCATAGTTGGAATTAATTTCACCATGATGGTTGGCAGCATACTTCCATGCATCAGGCGGACCTCGATGCTCACCATAAATGTCATTAATATTAGTTGACATATTATGATACCATAATAATTCTTGGTTAATATATCCTTGATTTGGCTGTCCGAAGATTGAAGGTTCGGTGGCAACAAACGACGCGCCGATTAATTCAATAGTTTTAGCGCCAGTTTTATCTATAGTGAATGCTTCATCATTGAGCTCACCTATAAAAAACCGGCGGATATCTTCTACGCTATCCATTCTCATTATTCATCTCCTGTTATATAGCGATCATCCATATGATGATGCCCATCTGATATGTGCTGCATTAGTATCATTAATTGTGTGGTGGCGTGTGCAAGATGACTATAGCCTGATTCAGGATCTAGATCTTCACCATTCCAGAATGAATTAAGGTGGCGTTGAATAGACGAATATGTACGAGACCATTCTGTACAATGTCCGTCATCACGCCAATTGTTAGTACCGTATTTATTAGCGCCAAAGCCAAGTACTTCTGCAACTTGGGTCAGCGAATCGATGGGTACTAGTGCGTGCGGGGCTTTTCCATTATCATATTTCATAATTATATTCTATCATATTCTAGTGGATATGTAAACCTATTATTTTTATTAATATGTTTTAGTGCATCTTTTGCATCAACATAATCTAAGATTTTATACTCGACTACTTGGTTTTCTTCAAGAGGACCAGGCCATGGTCTAGACCACATCCAAATTCCAAGTTTATCAATGCGGCCATTGCGTATTTGTTTTTGAATATATTCTGACACATGAACACCAGACTTAGAATACATCTTATAGTCAATGGATCCAAGCATCTGATGATATGTATCATATTCATAGCCATCATACAAAGTCTGAAATTTATCGACCTTTGCTTGGTGGAATTCTACGAATTCAGAATCCCACCGAAAATAAGGGTTCGGTCGATTATCTTCGTTGACTTTTTCGTCACGCTGAATAATAAAAGCTTTGTCGACCTTAGCTTTAAAGTGTGTCATATTACTCCGCGTTCCATAAGTTGAAAGACTTCAAACGCCACTTCATCAAACTCCTCTTGCGAAGATTGAGAGAAGTCAAAGCCGAGACCACCCATATTATCAAAGATTTTTTCTGCATAATCTAATGTGCAGTTAAACATTTTTTCAATTTCACGAATATACAACATTTATTTTTCTCCATTTGATATAACCATACTACACTATTCCAAATCGTTTGTACATAAAAAAATGCGCCGAAGCGCATTTTAGTTTTGTTTGTAATCAATAACTTAGAATTTTTATCCAAATCTAGCTAAATATTGTCCTATTCGACCTACAAAAGGTAGAAGCATAAGAGCCATAAGTAAGTTCATTCCCGTATGAGCCATAGCAATTCGTAGTGTGTCACCTTTTGGCATTCCATCAGAGACAAACAAACCAGCTAGCCATATTGTACCTGTCGTGCCGATGTTAGCGCCAAGCACACAAGCAATAGCTGCCGGCAGTGGTAAAGCACCAGAAGCGACTAGTGCAATAATAGCAGTAGTAGATAGTGAAGACGATTGCCATAGCAATGTCATGATGATTCCGCCGAAGAACATATAGATCGGACTGCCTAGAAACCAGTTAAGGTGTTCCATATTCCCCATAGATTTCATTCCACCTGAGAATGTCTTAAGTCCAATATAAAAAATGACCAGCCCAACAAGGGCTGTTATCATCGGGTTTCCTAGATCCATCTTCTTTACCTTTTTCCAAAGTTTTTTACCTTCATTTTTCATTAGACGATGCTCGGCAGATCGCCATGATTGCCTTCATGAGATGGCGGAGTCCAACCCCCTGGCTTTAATAAATCAGGTAAACCAAAACGATTAGGCCGTCCAGGCTTTACGCCAGGTTCTTTTGCCATATTGGCATCATAGATCTTATTCCATGCCTCATTAGCATCAACACCCATTACATCAAGAGTGCCAATAGCAAATACGCACATATCAATTAGGCCGTCAACAACTTCCTCTGCATCAGAATTATTAATAGCAGACAGCGTCTCTTGGTATTCTTCACCAATCATAAGCATACGAAACATAAGATATTTCTGCATCAAAGCTTTGTCGCCACGATTAGCTTGAAACCAATCGTGTACACCAAACTTGTCGTGCATGTTTTCAATATCATTTACCCAATTATCACTCATTTAATTCTCCTTGTATCATATAGCATATTCTATCATATTTGTGGAATATTGTAAACATCTAATTTATGGCTTATACGTTTTATTTTTACCATTATGCTCATTACATGTCACACTTACAACACTGCACCTACCACCTGTTACATTTGCAACCGTCTTACTAATTTCTTTATGCGCCATATATGCAAAATGTTCTGTACTAACTATAGGAACAATTTTAATTTGAGCCAGTCCTCTGCCTTCTAGTAATTTAAATGTTTTAAGCTGGGGATCAGATTCTAATAAAATAACTTTATACGCAAAATTATTTTCTAACCATTTGTTAAATGTTTTTAAAGTATTAAAATCTATTACTGCCCCATTTGCATCTAGCTCATCGCATTTAAAATCTACACTAAACGTTAATGAATAGCCATGTAAAAACTGATCATGCAGTGTAGAATTTAAATGCCTAAGGCACCCTTGTAATTCATTATTACACCCATAAGTTTTTGTACTATAGTAAGCCAAGTTGTCCCTTCTCTAATTTTTTAATACCTAGAGCCCAGTTTTCAGCTGCCGATTCTACATACGATAAAGCTTTGCCAGGAAATTCTTCTTCAAACTTTAAAACATCATTTAGGCCGTTAAAGTATTTTATATAAAACATTTCATTCTTTGCGTCTATTTTTACTTCACAATAGTCATCAGTGTCTGATTCGTCTTTGTAATACGTAGAGATTAATCGGCCCATTTTTATTCTCCTATAAAGTTTTGAATACTTGGATAAATTTGTCCTATAGCTTCAGCGACAGACAAGGCTAAGTCCATATGTTCTTTTTGTGTACCATTAGCAGATCTTAGTTCAATATAATGAATCCATGACCTAATAGTACCATTTACATACACCCTTGAAACAGTATTTCCTTCGGGCAATACGGCCCTTGCCTGCTCTTTTGCGATACCATTATCTATAGCCCAACTATAGGCCATTTTAGCAGTTTCAATAACCGCCATCTGCTTATTCGCCCATTCATCTTCAAGAGCCATATCATTATTTTCGACGCTGTTCTGGCGATTCTTAGGATCTTGTAACCTTGCATCTCTTAAGACAAAATCTGTATCTAAGTCTCTGATATCAGCATATCGCTGCGAGAATTCTTGAAACGAAAAAGATCTATGCCTTAGTAATTGTCTAGCAATGTCACGTGTTGTTTCAATCTCAATGCACGCAGACGCCATTTCAAATGGGCTCCAATGCCGATGCTTAATTAAATAATCTAAAAGCTTAGCAGTTGTCTTAGTATTCGCTTGATTTGATGGATTAGAAACTCTTGCACAATATGCAACTAAATCTTGAATATTTTCAAGTCCCATAATCCCAGGTTCACCTGAGTGAACGTGCTTTACGGGTTGGCTGTATGATATAAGACGGCTTTTCATTATTTGCCCTGTCCTCTATACTTTTTATATCCACGTTTTTTATGTTTATTCATCGATGCCATCTTAACGTTTCTACGCCCGATGCATGTCTTCTTTGAATTAGTAAAACCTTTTGCCATTATCTATTCCTTACTGTATTTTAAAATCTTTAAAGCGTTCATTCATGTGGGACTTATCAAAAGCCGGAACATCATCCATGACACCATCAGTCGCATTCTCTGCATCATAAAGTCTCATCCTCGATCGGTCAATACCTATAACAAATCTTTTATTTGCATTAGGATCGTTATATCTATTCTTAAGTTGTTTGACCATTATTTGGCCTTCTGTCTCAAGCTCTTCTGATGATATGAGGGCGAACATGAGATCTGCGGTAGCGGGTAATCCAAAAGACTCGGACGTATCTTCAAGCCCAGGATCCGAGCTAGTATAACCACTACGAGTCGTTTGTGTTGCAGATACGATCGGAACGTCAAACTCCACCGCAAGACCTCGTAGCTCTTCAGCAATTGCTTTAATGTAGGTGTATGAATTGATTGCACCACCCATTCCTTTCATGCGTGAAGAAGAACATATATTAAGATAATCAATAAAAATCATATCTGGCACAAAGTTCTTTTTTAGTTTAAGTTCATTGAGCAAAGCTCGGAAGTGCCCTGTATGAGCAGACCCGGTTGGATACTCTTTAATAATAAGCTTGCCATTCGTCTTTGCCGCAACCTGATCAACCTTAGACGTTAGCATATCTTTCGTGATGTGCTGTAACTGATCTAACGGAATATTTAACAGATTAGCATCAATACGTTCTGCAATACGTTCTTCTGCCATCTCCATGGTAATATAAAGTACGTTTTTTCCTTGAGTGAGGACATTACCAGCCATATGACACATAAACAACGATTTGCCTACACCTGTACCGGCAAGTGCGATGTTAAGAGTTTTATTTGGTAATCCGCCCTTTGTAATCTTGTTAAAATAATCTAAGTCAAACGGAATACGCTCTTCATCTTCGTGATAAAACTCATAACGTTTTTCAACATCTTCAATATAGTCATGGCCTACAGACGGATCAAATGTTACGGATAAGGCTTTTGATAGCAAGTCAGGCATGGCGGTCTTAGTAAGTGTCTGATGCTTGCCATCAATAATACTAATGCTTTCCATTACTGCATTATGAATAGCTCTGTCCTGACACCATTTTTCAGTAGTATCTATAAGCCATTCTTCATCGGCCTTCTCACTCTTATCAAACACATTCGGTAAAATTTCCATAGCCGCAGTGTATTGATCATCATTGAATTTATCAGACTGATCTATTTCTATTTTAAATGAATCAATGGTAGGGAGTTTATTATACTTAGCAACAAACTTTGCCACCTCTTTGAACAGCTGATTATATACTCCCTGAAAATATTCAGGTTTAATAAAGGGAAGAACCTTACGAGTGTAAGGCTCATCAATCAATAGATGTTTAAGTATTGTCTGTTCAACGTTACTCATTATTTTCCATTTCGTTTAAGTTATTAACTAGTATGCTTTCTAATATTTTTCCGGCATATTTTTGAAAGTCAACGCTGTCAACTGATAGGTCGCCATCAGGGGAAA